TTACAATATTATATATAAAGGCGTTATATAAAATGGTAGATATAATAGAAAAAATATATCAATACCAAAATGAATATTTTTATGCTTTATTAATGTTATTGAAAGAAATAAAACAAAACTACAAAGAAATGATATCCTATTATACTTCGCCTATTTTAGCCGATAAATGTATAGATGTTGATATAGAAATCGCAACTTTATTAATGGAACGAACCGAAAACAATCCGTATTCAAGATCATATTTTTCTAATTTGGAAAAATTCAGAGTTTGCGTTGAATGTTTAAATAGGGAAAAGCAAAATTTTTTAACACCTTCAAATTTCGCCGACAAAATAGAACAATACTTTATTGTGCCAAATACGGTTCTAATAGAAAAATATCAAAACGAACTGTATTTGTTACATATAATCATGTTCTATTTCTTGAATCAGCTTGATATATGGAACATATTATATAATAGTGTTAATAATTTTGTATCGTTCATTAGCGAAGATTGTGCCGAAAAAATCAAATTATCGGATTATAGTCTGGATGAACTTAAAACGGCGCTTAGCCTCACAAGTAATGCGCAATTAAATACTTTTATAACCCAATTTAAAGACGCGTATAGGGTAGAAGGGGTTAAATTGGACCATTTATTTGATTATAAAACGGGTAAATATTCTAAAATGGCTTGGTATTATATTACGAAAGAAGGACAAAAAGCGGTAGTACAAGGTGTTGCCAATAGGTCATTTACTAAAGACACTGATGCGCAAGGAAAAATAATTAATTATGAAATTACCAAGCTGGATAGTTACGAGGGTATTCTTTTATTAACACATTTATTACAAATTCAGTGTTTACGACAAGAAAAATTGTATATTGCTGAGGAAAATAAATATCAATTGGATTATAATTCGTTGAGTATTTTGAGCGATTATTATTCCGAAATACTAACATTTTTGACGGTAAACGATGAATATATTGGAAATCAGCAAGCTATGGGACAACGAGTTGTTACTTTGGTGTTGCCGCCGTCGCTTATGTGGGATACAAGTAAATTGCCGCAAAAATCAGTAATTGACGAAAAAGTGAAGACCAAAAACCGAATGTTTTTATTATTTAATGAAAAAATAGAATCAATACAGCAGCAAAGGGGGCTATTAATGGATCATTGCGAACAACTCGCAAAGCAAAGTATGCCAACAATTAGCTCTGAAAAATTTGTTACTCAATGTGAGAATATTGTGGACAAAAATATATTATCCATTCCTAAATTCAATACCCGCAGTTCATGGTGGATACAGCAAGAAGAGTCAAACTATGATATTAAAATGTCGATTGAGCTAGAATTGCCATTGATATCTGTGTTTGATGCGGGTTATGAAGACGGTTTATTACAATTGCCTTATCCTATAGACATGTCTACTTGGAGAGTGTATAAAAATGAGCAAAAAGACGATGGATTGTATGCGTCGGTTAGAGATGCGTTAAATGGTCAATTAATTGCCACTAATTCCAACACAATAAATTATTATACCGAAGATATTAATGGGAAACAATTGTTTACGATAGAAACATTGAAACAAATGGTGTTAGATAATATGAATATAATAGGGGCGACCACAAGTGCTACAAATATTAATGGTTTAACCGACGACCAAATCATTTACATTTTAGAGACAATTTTAAAAATTAAATTTATTATTATTGATATAAGGTCACTAACAAATGCCGGATTTGCGATAGGAGATATAGTAAATATAAAAGATCATTCGTTAGACGACTATGTCATCACTTATATAGATCCAAATACGAACCAATATTATTTACAAGAGTTTCCAATCACTAAAAATACTGGCAGTCCAATAGTTATGACAGCGAATAACCTAACAATTTCGCCCAAAAATATAAAAACAAGAATAAGAATAAAATGCGACATTGATAATCCAAATTTGTTAACAAATATAAATAATTTTATATATATACTAGTGGATGATAGAATAGAATACAAGTATAAATTTGTAAGAAACGCGCATTTAAATAAGTATATTTATACATTTGATGACATACCAAAATATATTAAATATTTGATTTTTGTTAGTTGTTATCAGTTTCAATCAACGCAAAACCAAAGTATAAACTTTTCTCGTATAACAAAATTTAGACAGCAATTTGAGGATTTTGAAAATATATATAAAACAATAATTAATTTAGGAAAAATAAACCCCAATATCTTGAATAGTTCTAGAAATGACGAACGCATTGATCAATTAAACAAAAAAAAAGGGCGTTTAGAGCAAGAATTAAAATCGGTTGACGAACTAATGGGAAATTTAGAGAAAACCAATGAAAAATACGCAAAATATAAAAAACAATATGATGAAATATCCGACAAATATGGAGGCCAATTATCAAACTTATCTGGAGAAGACCAAGCCAAATTAAACGCCATCTACGATAAAATTGGTGCTATTGAGCAGCCTTTTGTACAAAAACAAATTTTATTAGAAAAACAAATAAAAATAGTAGATAATTTATTGGCAGCCCTTAAAGTCAATACAGTTCAAAAGGGAGGTCAAAATAAAGATTTAAATGTGAGACCGCGCGACAGAGTAAACTATTTGCCAAACCAAAGCCATTATGGAAACAATTTATATCAACAAAATGAATATAATATGCCTTATTATCAGTCGGCGAATTCATACCCTTATCCGCATAACATTAATAGACGCGGTGGGTTACCATATTATCCGCCAATTAATAGCAGCTATAATCAAACTGTAAACAAAAATTCATCCAAATTGGCTTTTTATGTAGAATTAGAATTAGCGCTGTTTCCGGGGAAAACAGCCAACCTCCTTCAAAAATCGGTAGTACATTGTCAAAGCACATTTGAAAAAATAAGACAAGCATATACCGAAATATTTGGTTATGAATATCGTCCTAGTGCGTTTAATGAGGTGTATGGTTACAACAGTATGTCAGATCAGCAAACATCTAAACAAAATATAAGACCATCTAACCGCTATAATGTTACAACAAAGAATATCAAAACCTATAATAATAGGTCACATCGCAGATATAAACGGCGTCACAATCGCAGACGAAAATAAATATATTGTAAACCAATTTAAAGACAAATCAATAACTTAAACACAATATGGCTGAAGCCCCCGAAACGGTTGAAAAGCTGCCATCTGATGGCGAGATTATTTTAAATAGCATTAAGGAATTATCCAAGCAAATCGTTGCGTTACAAGGGCAGATACGGGAAATGAGACAAGAGATAAGTTACATCAACAGCAATAACATGCGTCGTCACCAGCCACTCCATCCTCCTCTTGTTAGTCAAAACCCATTCTATCATTTAAATGAGCCGTCGCAGCGTTTTACTGGTAATCATAATAATTATAATAACGAATATTATAATAATATTTTAGGGGCTGGAAGACACTATTAATAAATCTGTTGAACCACTTTATCCACATTTTCCATAATGGTCTCCAATGATTTTACTTCGGTTTCCGCGCTAATATTGCTTGATAAATAGGTAATCATATTAAGTATTATTTTGAGTTTTTCGTGGCTCCAAATAGAGCGCCATTTTTGCTGTAATTCAGCAGTATAGCACGCTGTTAGATTATCTTTCCTAAATAGGGTTGTGTCGTTTTTTTTATCTAAATGATTGGATATTAGCGAATAATAGTAATTTAAACAGAGGCGCATCACAGACGAGTTTTTGTATGTTTCCATTAATTTTGTGAGGCCTTTTTGGGCGAATTTGAACAACTCGGCTATCTTGGGATGCTGTTTTGTTACATCTTCGGACAAATAATATTGACACGCCAATTCAATTGGGTTATAAATATATTGAATATCAGTTTTATTACTATTGAATATATAGCGACAAAATGCTTGAAATGGTCCGGGCTCTTGAAAATATATTATATTTTTGGCAATACACATTTTGGTGCCAATTGGTTTGTTACTTAAAATCGCCAATTTTATTATTGTAGACATGGGGTCTAACAAATATAAATGTAGGTCAACCTTTCTGTTGTCGGGTAAATGATCCGTAAAGGTTGTTATATCCATTGTATTATATTGTATATTATATAGTAAATAGATTTTATATTATTTATAAAATTACGTTATAAAAATTACAATATATTTTTGTTAGTTTAGTTAGTATAATAAAGATATAGCGGTCTCAATTATAATGCGGTCTTCTTCGCTAAGCGAATAATACTTTGCGTTAGCATCCATCATATACAAATTCAATGTGGTACCGGTTTGGCCTACTATTTGACCTAATTTATTTAATGCTTTTTTTCGTAATGGTGTCGGATAATGATACACATACAGACGCAATATATTGTTTCTCATCCTTGAATAATGTATCGGGTCTGCCTTTACTATCATAAACGCAGATAAATTATATATTTGGAAAACAATATAAAGAAAAAACAGAAAAAAAGTGTTATTTAAGTAGTTATTCATTAGTATATTTGAATATAATAATGAATTTTTAAATTATTTTATTTATTTGTAAAAAGCCCAATACCAAATGTTTGGGTATGGAGTTGAAGTCCACTAGGGTGGTATTGAGCTCATACTGCTTCTGAAAAAGTTCGTTTTCTTTTAGCCGTGCTAGAAATAGGTCGCGGTCATTAAAATATTTTAGCGCTGTTTTGGGGCCACATTTTGGAAAAACGGATGGGATGTTGTCGCTTTGGTCACCCATTACTATTTTACAGAATAGGTCGCATTCGGCATTATTATTGCTGCTTTTTTGCTCTGCCAAGTTTTTGAATGCCATATTGTAAATTTGAACACGGGGCTCCGATAGCTGTAAATAGTCCTTATCAGATGTAATAATATAAATTTGGCATTGCGGATACACTTTTAAAAGCTCTTTGACATAAATGGCTATACAATCGTCGGCTTCTAATGTGTCGTGTTTTAGCACCGTTGTGGCGCCACCTTGGATAAAGAGAGCCTCGTCATATGCCATTTTGAAAAACGGGCCGCCCATAAAGCCATTATCGGGGCTGTTGTCGCGGTTGGCTTTATATTTTGGAAACAATTTGGTGCGCCATATGTCGGCTCTTTTACAGTCTTTGCCTACCAGCATGGTCGGTTTGACTGTTTTGTCTATGCCCAATTTTTTAGGTATTTGCTTTACCGTGTCAACAAATGTTTTTTTGAATTTTTCTAGAAACATATCGTTTTGATAGGGATTTTGAATCACGTCTAAATTTTCGGGAAACGCATTACGCCACCAATTCATAACCGAATAGTAGCGATAAAAGCAGAAATAGCTGCCGTCAATTAGGATAAAAGTGGGTTTAAGATTTTGTGTTTGCGACATTGTTTTGGTAGTATAGTTGTTAGTATTTATA